GAAAGAGTCGGCGGTCATATAACCAACACCGGACCATCGACCCGAAATCCTCGGAGAAGATAGTGGAGGGGGCACTGTATCCGGTCCCTCCTCCCGTCGACACTAGGAACGACCCAACCTCTCGCGCTCGTCGCGAACTCGTAGGGCGCCCTCATCTATCTCGTACTTGCTCTCGCTGACCGATCACCGCGCGTTGAGTCAACGGCACGACGGTTTTTGATAAATCGGTTGAAACGGGTCTCAAGCGCCGAAAAGTCTAGGCCTCTACCACAGATACTCAGATAACCAGCTCGACATCTCCCATGCAGCGGACGTCCTCGTTTCCTATCAGACGCGGTACGAGTCGAGTCAGTGTTCGTACGAGGCCCGCCGTGCACGCAACCGGGTTGTCTCCTAACGCGACACAGTACATGAATGGGTATTCGACGGCTCGACGTATCATCTCGCGGCGGTCGGATTCGTTGTCACGTAACAGAAACTCTGCGGCCACGGCTGACTCGATCACGTCGGACCACTCGTCGAACGAAGGTCTCCCCTGCGCATACTGTCGCAACATGATTGTAGTATCGAGCGCGATTTGTGCGGCCCCACGAGCGGTACCGGCCATCGAGATCCCTCCCGGGGCGAACAGCCAGAGGACGAGACGCTGGAGACAGCTTTTCCCTCGCACTCGCTCGACCTGAAGGATGTTGCGAGGAAGGGCTGCTTCCCACACGCGCGGCCCTCGCGTCCCTGCCAAGGAAACTAGAACTCCGGCTTCGACTATCCCGCCGAACTCAAACACCTGAAACACCGCCCGACACGTTCCCGCTCGTCGCGCGTACCCCACGAGATCCGCTAGCTCAGAGACCGTACCGGTCGTCCGTATAAGAACATCGGCGATCGCGCGTCGTCGTATCAGCGGCAACAAGACCTCGAATGACCGCCCTCGATCGGTCGGAATATCCAGAACGATTAGCGCGTCCGCGGGAGATTCCGTTAACAGAGTGTCAGCGGCGCCGGCGTCGAACCAGTCCCCCGACGTCGAGCGACAAGCTTCGCTCATCCGGAACCCTCTTCCGGCTCCACGCAGACGTACGAGTGGCGGCAAGTAGGCGTCGGTCATAGTGTCGACCGGCAGATCGGAGCGCAAGTCATGTCCGATGACTTCGAGCGATCCCCCGTGGTACGCGGCGGCGGCCGCGGCCCCGAGTCCGCATCCGACGATCAAAACCCTACGACCAGCGAACGTCGTGCGGATCGGCCAGTAGAAATCAGCCGCGCCTGAACAGAGATCGTATGCTCGGCCGCGAGAGGCTTCATATCGGAACATAGCAAGCTCGAGCGGGGACGGCGCGCGACGCGGGATCGTCACGGTCACAAACCCATCGGGGGTCGCAACGAGAACTTCCGGGCCGGGAAGGCGATTCGACTCCACCAAGAACTCGCGGCGCATTATTCCCCGGTAGCCTCGAACGACTTCCGCAGATGAGCTTCCAGACGTCTGTATTCGAGACCCGTGGTCTCCGTCTGCGATCGCCACTGCGAGCGCCCTCGCGTTCTCCGAAACCAGGACACGTCCTCGAGGTGTAGTGTCGTACGAGTGTAGGCAACGTCGGAAGAAGTCGAGTTTCGGTGCCTCGTCGACGAGCTCCTCTCGAGCGAGGCGTAAGATCGCTGACCCGACGATGAAGTTCGCGTCGTCGATCGAGACCATCCCGAGCCGGAACGCCTGAAGCGCCTTTTTCCGGAGTAGACGGATCACCGCGGCCAACAGCGCGTCGCCTGTATCTGACGCGAACACGACCTCAGGAGTTCGATAGTACTTCGAATGACCGTTGGCCAGCATCCGGGTCGCCCGAGATAGTATCATGCCGGCGACGATCCGCTCATCTGCGCTCCGGTCCATGTACGCCGGCGACGTGCTCTCGGTCAGTAGACGGCTCATCGGATCCTTTGCGAGAGACGGGTGCCGCAGATGTTTGCTCAGGAAGGCCGCGTACAAGAAGGCCGCTCTCTTCGTCGCCCGGATCTCGACTCCGCTAATCCGGTTCGAGTGAACCGACGAGCGGACCGTCGCGTTTCGAAGCTCTATGACGCAGATCGCCGCGGCGTCGATGAAAGTCGACAAGCCCATGCCGATGAGCTCTACGAGACCGATCTCCGGGCGGATATTTGCCACGGTGCGTTCCAACACCCCAGCAATCGCACTGTCCACGCGGCCAGCTCGGCGAAGCTCAGCGACAAGCGCAGCAAATCGTATACTCTTGGCGCGTGCGCATCCTGTTCTTAACGGCGCGTAGTCAATAGCGCCAGAGACTCTCACAAGGTCGACCCCGTCGCTACAGACAAGTCGTATTCTCGGTGGAACGCCTCCTACTGCGGCCGGGAAGAGGAGCCGCATTCGGTCGGACGGCAGGGGGACGAGCGGACGGTCGCCGATACGGATGACGAACGAGATAGGCGCATCGTCGCGAGCGTGATCCCAGGCGTAAGCGGACAAGAAGACGAGCTCCGACAGATACTCTTGGAACATCACCGGATAGTCGATCGTCGAGGCGGACAAGAAGCCGGCGCGATCGGAGTCTAGCGTCATATGCGTCGACGCTATGCTGCACCCCAGCGGAGAAGAACCTCGATCGCCTATTCTCGCGGCGTACCGATGTCCGACGTCCCCTCCGAGCACTCCCGCGACGTAGGGCCGGATCTCGCTCAGACGGACGCCGCAGCGCGATAGGGACACGTAATCGAGCAGCCCCTCTAAGTTCTCCTCCGCCGCGCTCCAGCTCATGATCCGCTGTATCGTTCTGGCGGCAGTCGCCGCGGCGCCGTGTCCAACTATCTTATAGCCGTGCTCCGACCGTTTCTCGCGAGTACTGCTTCCGAGGTACGCCGGGTTTGGCCCACGTGTGTAGAGAACGTCCGCCGATCGCGGTATCATCTCTGACCGTATTCCCGGCATCGTCGACGCCAGCCCGGAGACAACGTCGAAGTCGATCGGGAGGTATGACGTCACTCCCTCGATAACCGGGCAGGTGGTATTCCATCTCGCTCGGAGGCCTTCGACGAAATGATACAGCGAACTGAATGTTCCGTCGTATCCGCGGACCGACCGCGCTAGATAGACCGCCCATTGTGCCTCGCTTACCCCTGCGTCGAGCATAGTCGTTACGATGTTCTCCTCGTCGTCTGCTCTCGCGACTGTCTGGAGCGTACGCGTCTGTAGGAACATCTTCCGGATCGCAGTGACTGTCCCGACCGCAGACGCGTCTATGATATCCCGCGCGATGACTGGATTGAAGGGTCGAAGAGCTCGAAGCGATTCCACCAGTGCGGCCTCGAAGCTCTCGGAACCGTAGCTGAGCGCGGCGTTGATCTCTCGATTGGCGCAAGTTGCTCGCACGAACCCGAGAGATGCGTCTGCCACCGAGGCGCCGACTGAACTCGGGCGCGCGATCGGCAGTCCGTACGGGTCGGCGAGGAGTGCGCTCAGGCGAGGCTCCCGTGCATACGCGGCGTCGCTCAGAGCGAAACCGATGACATCGCGTGCCTCGGATAAACCGCGCTGCAAGATCTTGAGCGACGCGAGACTCTTCGAGAGCGGGTCTCCAGACCCCTTGTACACGAAACCGTACGGCCCCACGATAGGCAACCCGCCGAGTTCAGCAGGAGTGATCAGCATCGTACGGATAACGCGGTCATCAGCCGCTCCCAGAAGCGAACGAAGATGCGGCCCGTACACCCCGTGCCCCCAGCACGCTTCAACTAGATACATCGCCGCATGGAACAGGCCGAGCCAGTAGCATCGCCCGGGACGTTTCGACGACTCAGCCGCGCCGACTGCTCCACTGAATATCGAGGCGATGAACGCAGAGAGCGAAGGGAAATCGAGTGAAGACGTCGGGGTTAGACGCATGAGGCTTTTGATCGAGAGCGGATAGTCGACGCCTCGCACGTAAACGACCTTCGAGTACGAGAGGATGCTCTCTGAGACAATACACTCCTCTGGCTTGATCTCGTGGAAGATGTCGGCCATCGCTTTCTCGCAGCGCTCGATTACCTCCTTCGCGACCTCGTGAGCGTCATCGTGCTCCGGAATCTCCAAGCGCCGACGGTAAGACACAACGATCACCACGTTGTCGCCTTGCTCTGACAGCGTGTAGGCGACCGGCATCGATCTCAAACCGGAGCGCAGACGTGTCGCGGTCATCACCGTCCAGAGCTTCTGAGCGATCCCTTCGAGCCCTCCCAGATGCCCGAAGTGAACGAGATCGCCTTCGGCGACTACATCTCTCTCGATCGTTTGTGGTCTGAGCCCCGCTGTACGAATGACCATCATGCAGCGCTCGAAGAACTCATGGACAAAGGTGAAAGAACGCTTGAGGCCGAATAGCCGGTTGATCTGGTAACCGATCGCGTTGACGGGCCCTTTCCTGCATCGGACGTTCCAGGACGCAAGATCGATTGTCGCTATGACGCGCCCGAACACGGCGCGACGGTTCGGACGTGTGGTCATTAAGAACCGCTCGTGGACATCTTGTTTCGAGTCGGTCATAGTCACCTCCGGGAAGAACGGGAGGATTCCGCGGGCGATATTCGCCTCGAGCAGCGCGAAGAAACACCTCATCTCGAGACTCATCATAGTGAACATCCGGGCCTCGGTCTTGAACTCCTTCTCCTTCGGCACGGTGACGCAGACGTAGTGATCGCTCGGGACTTCGTCCCGCTCGACAGCGTCGACCATAGCGCGAGGGAAGAACTCACGGCGTCGGAGTATCTCCAAGACGAGACGCCTCTCGGTCGATGCGTGTCCGCGATCCCAAGCTAGATGGGTCTCCGAACGTAGATAGGAGATCGACTTGTCGTCAATGAGCTCGAGATAGTCGTCGTAGTACTCCAGGTCGAGGACTTTCTGAAGCCGCGCGTAATTCCAGTCAGTCAGCGGATAGGCACCTTCGGGAAATGACAACGAGTCAGAGTTTCGCAGGCGCTCAAGAGTGGTCTTCCGCCCGGAGAACGATATAGGAGGCCATCGGTGGTACCGGGAAATATACCCCCGAACGAAGGAGTCGCAGAACTGATGACTGAGATCGAAGAGCGCGGCGGGACGCGTCTCGTCGGGGAGCTTGGCAATCCGTCTCGCTTTCTGGCCTGAGACGCGAACGTCGATCAGCGGGTGGCCGCACAGCTTCTGAATTCCGAACAGCTCGGTGACGACGTACGGCTCCGGGTCTCCCGCCAGAACAGTCGTCTCGTATAGCGCGGCGAGCGACTGGCGATGTGAGCCGTCTGCTTCGAGCCCGAGCTTCTCGCGGATGTCCAACTCTTTTTGCTCGACTTTCGCGACCATGTCGTCGTACGAGTCTCCAGGTCCAGACATAACGTCGTCTGCTGAGCGCGCGAGGTATGTCAGAGCGAGCGCTTCCGTATTCTTGGCGATCTCGAAGCCGAGATTTCCGTACCGAGTCAAGCATTCTTCCTGCCAACGAGTGGACTCCTCCATACGGCGATGAAGCGTCGACTCCGGTCCGTATAAGTAAAGGATCGCCATAGACGCGTTGTACCGGCACATACAGCAGTCCGATATCATCAAAAGCTGCTCGTATGTCATCACGACAACACTCCGCTCCGCCAGTGGAGCCCATACGATGCACAGGTCCGAGGAGATCACGCCGCGGATCTCTGGTTCGTTGATGCGGACCGGGTCGCGAGACCCGCTTGCACGCGCTTCAACATACTTGTCGACGACCCGCTTGTAGATCCTGTAACGAGCGAGATACAGTCTCTGCTCCGCGCCGGTCCGCGGGGCCACTCCGGGCGAGTACTCGATCCCTGAGCGTTCGCAGCACCACTCGTCGAAGCATTCGACGACGGGGGCGATGACTCTCTCAGCTCGATCAAGGTCGGCGGTCTCTCGGAGGTCCACGGACGGAATCACATTGTACCAAGCGGGATATCGCTCCGGTCGGAGAACTGGAGGTAACTCTACTCGATAAGGGAGGTGCGATCTCGCGGCTTCGATGACACGCTGGAGATTTGCGAGCGTCCTCGGTCGGAATTCTGGCGAGAGCGCGAGGCTCTCAACTGTAGTAGGCACGTCGGGAGCTTCCACCAGCGTAGCGTCTCGTGCCCAGGCTCGATAAGCCTCATACACACGCAAGCTCGTGTCGATAATCGGGGAGTCAAGATGCGATGGAGCGAAATAGACTGATTGCATTGTTGTGATCTTCGGATCACGGTTTTTGTTTAATTTGGAGTCTTCGACGTCTCGCTCGACACCGTCAACGTAAGAACCTCGCCTCGCGTTGCACAGAAGAGACGTTCCGATGTCAGGGCTCTTCATTCTCCGCGAGGATCGCTCTATCAACGAATTCTCTTAACGTGTGTCGGACGGGACCATGTGCCGAGTCCCAGCCCGCGGCTTCACAGAAGTATATACTGGCGATCGGATCAAGCGTCTCATATACTTCCCCCGGCCTCGCGAGACGCCACGCATAAGCGTCGACGCATCGCGGGCGTTGCGCAAGCGTACGACGGATCGAAATCCGAAACGCCGAGGCGGGGAAGATTAAGATCGCACGTACGCCGCGAGCGGCGATCGCTCTCTCGAGAAGTCGATACATCTCGCCTAGGCCTTCGAACTCTTCCGGACCGATTGCTATAGTCCTCGTCTCGACGACGGACCGATGCGGACCGTCGAGGTAACGAGAGACGACTCCGCCGCTCGTCGAGTCCTCGGATATCACCAGAACGGTCGCTCGGATCAATCGACGTGCTGCCATTGATGAAGGGTTTTTCTTAATCTGATGCGGGTCAGTCGTCTTCTCTCGCATGGTTTCAAGATCGCATTCCGTTCAGGTTCGATTGGTAACTATTTGAGGGCCTCGATTTCGTTCTTCGCCTCGACAAGAGACTCATTGTAGTCGGCGGTGTCTCGGTCGGCGATTTGTACCATCGCTCCGACATCGACCGTCGCCATCTGAGAGACGACAGTAGCGTAATCCCCGTCTCCAAGCGACTCCGTATTCGCGGCGCGTGACAGAGCGGTAACGGCGCGTAGGATGCTCGCGTTTCCCTGACGAGCGACACTCAGGGTGGAGAACAGCTGTTCCGTCAAGGCAGACATCGCCTCGAGAGCGGCGACGATCGACTCAGCGCTTGCCAGAGGGTCGTTGTCCCCGGCTTCCGGCGCCCGCAGATGCTGGGCGAACGGGGCGTCGATTACTCGAGCGAGGACGGCCGTCCGGCGCTGTAGACCCAAGGCGGCCCCGTGGATCGCGGCGAGAGCCACTTTCGCGCCTTCTCCGCGCTGCACTCGATCGGCGATGGAATTGATGATCTCGGCGCTCGCGTTCACACCGACGTTCGCCGCGCGCGCGAACGGAGCGCTTCGGGCAGTCGAGCGCATCGCTTCGATGCGTCGCGCGTTGACAGACGCGGAGTGGGAGACCGGGCGACGCGAACTCCAGCGAGCAATGTAAGAGGATAACGCTATATCAGCTCCAGGGTCAGGCTGCTGCACCGTGTCGATAGTCGCCTGCTCAAGCTCCGACTCGATGATCCGTTGCGCGATCTCTTCGCGCGCCTCTGAGACGTTGTTCGCCTGCATCTTCTGACGTATCTGTCGAAGTCATGCGGTTTTTTTCAAATACGTCCTGCAAACATGTAGCTATCGGGGCCGTTACAAGCGAGCCGGATAAGACAAGAGTCGCGACGAGATCAGTTTATCCCGTACGCGTGAGGATCGGCGGAGTCGTATGAACCGGCCGATCTGAGCGCGACAGCGAGCGTCTGCGACTGCGAGGGGTCATCTGAAGGAGGGATCGTCGAGACCATCACCGAGCGGCTGGAGTCGGTACTGTTTGGTCCGCGCGAGCTCGATGGCGGCGCGAGTGCGTCGTCCATTCCCCGTTCGCCCAGCGACCCGACCACCGCGGAAATATGCTGATCCTGGCTATAAGCGGGACACGGTCCGCCCCAGGTCGGGTCGAGAGCCTCAAGCGCGTCCTTATGCGCCGAGACCAGACGATCGTGACGATCGGACAGAGCGAGATGATCGTTCACGATCAAGGCGAGAATGTCAAGAAGGTAATGGACCTTGGATTCCGCCTGGACAATCTTGCCGTGCGCCCCGGAGGACAGCGGGCCGAATCCGCGGATCGACCCGTTCAGCCCGCATAGAGACGCTGCCTTGTCCGCCGCCTTCCTCGATACTTCGCCGAGTTCGGAGACACTCTCCGCGTCCGCGCTCGCAACCGCAACCGCACGCCTCGACGCAATGACGTTCCCAACGAGCGTGTCGACCTCATTCGACAGCTCTCGCTCGCGCGTCGCCCGACTAGCAGACAATCGGGGCGATACTCCGTTGGTGGTGAAGATACGCTTGATGTCGTCCATCGTCGCTCGGTTTTGTATAAATCCTCACGGCGCACTATGAGCACGACTCATTGCTCTTGTCTCGGTTCGAATACATGTCATTTCTCGTCAGGGAGGGGGAGCGAAGGCCAGCGGGGCCGCGGCAGCCGGGGCGGCG